TTTTTATATTTTTTTTTAGTTTTTTAATTTTTCAAAAATTAAAGATCGGCCAGATCTAACTAATCGTTGAGAAAGTAGAAGCCATAGTCACCGGTTGGTTCGGTAGGCCATAGTCGTTGCTTCATCTTTTCGGGGCGTCCACCTAGAATGTAATTCTGTAGGTAGGTGTCCTCAAAAGAAGGAAAAGTGGTTGATGGTAGGGGCCATTCCATGCCGGAACGTTCCATCCATTTCCATTCGCGGAAGTCAGGTTCAACTTTCAACTTATCAGTTAAAAAGTCGTGTACGTCTTTGCAGACATTGTACACTGCGCGAGAACATCCCATAGCTGCGTATGCTATGCCGATAGCGGAGGCTGCTAATTCAGCAGGTCCTCTGTCTCTTTCGGGATAGAGAAGGTGAGCTAAAAGCTCAGCTTCATCACGGTATGCGATGCCGTGCTTACATTGATATGAAAGCACTTCAACACCATTTGGGTCACCAGCAAATGTAGTTTTGTCGGTTGACAAAATTGCATTGAATCGAATTTTTGCTTCGTCAGCAAATTGTAGAAGGAAAGTTTGAGTTTCTGTTTCAAATACTCTTTCGGGAAAGGCAGTAATACTGTCGTCTCCTTGAACTTTGATTAAGAAATTTTCTGCTTCTATGTTGATTCCTAGTGAACTAAGACAGGTGAGAATCATGATACAGTTGCAAAATGAATCTAGTAACTGGGTTTGTTGAAAGCCAGATGCTATTCCATTATATTGCCACTGATACAAGTTTCCAGAGTCTGCACGGATTGGAGTGTGTTTAATTGAATAACACATCCAGTCCCAGAGATTCTGAATTCTTTCTTCAGATGTCTTGGTGTTTTGATAACCTAAACGAGCGGGGGGGTTGGGGTCGACAGAGTCTGTCGGTTCGTATCCTTGATCGAAATCAAACCATGAGCGCCACATATTGTGTACGTCATCAATTAACTCATGTAGAGCTAATCGGTCAAATCCAGACCAGTCCTGTGAAGAAACTGAGTTAGGTTTGAGCAGTGTGATACGGTCGTAGAGCCGTTTCCATCCACCTTTGAAGGTCTCGAATCCCCATAACATGGGTGAATCGACCTTTTCGTTAAGATACTCCTTTTGTAATTGCCATATAAACATATTCTCAGTCATGAGAAGTAGTTTTGGTACGCCAAAAACAGCACGGAGTTTATCTTCATCTTCTTGTTTAACAAGGTGAGAACGAGTGTGAAGAGCATTGTATTCATAGGGAATGGGTTTTCCACTTGGGTCCCAGAATTGTG